TTATTCTAAGGGGCAAGAAAGGGGCAAGTTATCAATGATTTCAACTACCTTATTCTTCATTTTGTTGGTGACGTGAGTATAAATCTTCATCGTTGTATCACTGTCATCATGCCCAACTCTATCCATGATAGCCTTTAACGGGACGCCATTCTCAGCTAGATAACTGACCAGCGTATGCCTGAAGATATGTGATGATATTGGTTTGTTAATTGGCTTATCTAGTCGCTTGTTAGCTGCTTGAATAGAGTTGTTAAATGAGTTTCGTTGAAGTGGTACGCCCTTGTCAGTCACAAAAATATAATCCCTATCCATGGTCACCCAATCGTCTGATAGCGACCTGTTTAGATCCCGAATCTGTATAGCTTCATCCAACAATTCCATCTCACGTTTAGTCAGTTTGTTGCTACGGTAGCCTGCTGGGGTCTTAGGCGGTTCTTTTTTAGCTCTCTTATAGCCCTGAACACTATCTAGAGTGCCAAAAATATCAAGATATCCATCCTCTTTTCTGTAGTTGCACGTTTCAAGGGCTACCGCTTCACCGATTCGAGCACCACTGACAAAGAGAAACTCTGCAAGGATGGCATTTCTATAAGTGCGTTTTTGCTTTCGTAATTCTGAAAGTAGCGGAAGTAGTTCAGTGTCTATCTCTAGAAACTTGTTCCTTATCTTATCGTAATCTTCCATCGTTTGCTGTTTCTTGGGAAGTTTTGCTTGCCTTGCAGGATTGCTAGGAATATAACCAACAGTGCAAGCGTAATCGAAGGTTAGGTTTAAAATAGATTTAACACGCTCAAGGATTGAACGTGGAACATCGGCATCGTTGATAAAGCGTTGGATATAGTGTGTATCAATGTTTGCTATTTTGACATCTACAGCGAAATTCTCTTCGACATACCTGACATTGCTGGTCATGGAACTAATCGAAGTCCTTCGAATGCCTTTCTTGTGAAATTCCCACCACTCGTTCAACACATCGTTAAATGATGCGTCGGTAGTGTTTAAGCCAGCCATCTTCTCAGCTATCTTATCATCAAGCAAGCGTTGAGCTTCTTTCTTTGCTCGATTTGAGCCACTATTAAGCGTTACAGATACCCGTTTCCACTTCTCAGTGTAAGTGTCCTTATATCTTTCGAAATATTTATATTTCCCGTTTGGTAATTCTTCCACCCACATTGTATTTACCTCACTTTTTTGATAAAATGGGTATAGTAAAGAGGGCTTTTTAATGCCTTTTACTATACGGGATATCCTCACACTCAAAGATGGCCGTCGGAGAGTGTGGGGATTTTTTGAGTTGTTTCCAAAATGGAAACAGTTGATTTTTTACTATTGTTCGTTGTAAAATAGTGATGAAAGGTAGGGCGATGATATGTTTTCTTTTTTTACTCACATCAATCAAGAGCGTCAAAAGATGGAGCAATCTAAAAAAGAAATGGAATTGCGCCACAATGAATTTGCTGATAGAGTCCGCATGGATATTAAAACAGGCGAGGAAGAACTCGATTTAAAAAGAGAGTGTTTTAATCAGAGCTACGGACATCTATTTAGTCCTCGAAATAAATAGCAATAGGTCTTACTAGGTGGTCATCCTTGTCTACCTTTACTAAACAGTTTGTTTTTGCTAAAATCAAATTAAGAAAGCAAAGAGGAGGAGTTGGTATGAAAAACATTCAAATCCTTTTGGGATATTTATTGTTATATTCTATTTTTTCTCTCACTCTTTTCTTTTTAGACAGGGGTATTATTTTAATAACTTTTGTAATTTTTATTCTAGTTGTAAAAATCATCCCTCACCCTGATTCTCATCGAAATCCATTTGCGTTTGGGCTACGTTTTCGTAAGAGACATTAGGAGAGTCGACAGTTATTTCAAAGGCTCTTACATTTTTTAGTAATTCTAATTCTTGACGAGTTTTTTCTATTTCTAGTTCACGCTGCATATCTTTCAGGGCAGCATCTTTTTCCATCGTTTCAACTTCTACAGTCAGTTTGCGTTCTTCCAATCTGGCTGTTTTTCTTTGCTGTAAATCCAGTTTATCGTTTAAGATTTGCTGGTTTTTATTAATCCATGAGTCCTTGTTGTCTAGCCCACTCAACTTGACTATCGTGCCAGTTTTGGCGTGCTTGTTGGTCTGCTTGTTCTCTTGCTACCTCAGGAGAATCGGAAGGGACCCCGCCATATCCAGGCGTATAGCCATATTGTTCAGTTGCTTGGTCTACTTGTGATTGCGTTGGTCCTACGCCGTCAATAGGTTGTTCTTGCTGAGCTTGAGAAGATTCAGTTTGCGTCTGTTCTTGTGGTTGTTGCGGTTGCTCTGAACTTGAACTGCTAGAAACTTTTGAAGTCGAAGAAGAACTATGTTTACTTGACTTTGTGGTGTGTTTTGTTACTTTGACAGCTTTAAGCTGTTTTGTTTCCTTTGATTCCTTCCCAGACCGTGGCACAAACATTAAGCCAAGGCAGAATAAAACAATAATTGTTAAGATATACCATGTTAAAATCATCCAGGGATTCGTTTTCGAGCAATCCACGGATCATGTCTCTATTGGCTTGAGCTTCGTATTTCTCACGCAAACGCTCATAGTCTTTAGAGTTATGTTCTAAGTGCCCTAATTCGTGCAGAATGACCTTCAAACGAGTTTCTGGGGGTAAATCCCCATTGATATAAACAACCCTGTTTATAGGGTCGATAAACCCGTTTCGTGACCACTCGTTAGAACTAAACTCACAAAGAGACACGGCGAACTGCTCAAGCAATTCACTTTCAGTCATAGCACCTCACTTCTCCTTGCTGCTCATATAGCCCGCAATTATGCCACGAATGGCACGTTTATCGTCATCCGTAAGCGGTTTGCCATCAAACATCATTGCATTGGCTATGATTTCATTGATGTCATGGGCGTTGGTTGGTTGCGAATCTTTAGTCATAGGGACATCATACCCCATGAGCCACGCTTCAGATACCCCCAACGTTCTAGCAAGCAGCACCAACTTTTCTTGATCTGGTGTTGATTTCCCGTTGATATATTGAGACAAAGCACTCTTTCCAAGTTTCACGCCCAATTCCTTTTGGTGTACTTTCGAAAGGGAAATTACGTCAACTTGTTTTAAATTTCGTTCGCTCATCACTTGTTGCAAACGTGAAGCAGTAGTATTTTTCATATTTTTTCCTTTTCCTTTATGAGTACATTATATAGTAGAAAATAAAAAAGTTCAAGATAAATCTAAAAAAAGTTCAAAAAAATGAACAAAAACTGTTGACAAATAAAAAGAGAAGGATTAAAATAAAACCATAAAGTTCAAGAGATTGAACTTAGAAAGGAGAACTCGATGAGATTTAACTACGCTAAATTAAAAGGGCGTATCATTGAAAAATATGGAACGCAAGAAGATTTCGCAAAAGCCATCGGCTTAACTCCGACAACGTTTTCGTTTAAGATTAACGGGAAGTCAAGTTGGAAAAACGATGAAATTGCAAAAGCTGCTGAACTATTAGAAATCTCACCTAATGAGATTGTAGAATTTTTTTTTAACTACAAAGTTCAAGAGCTTGAACTTCATAATTAAAATTATGAAAGGAGCAAACATGAAACCAAAACGATATCCGTATATTGGACAAAAAAAGCGCCTACCAAAAGTGGTAAACGCTAATAAAGCTTTAGAGATTGTAATGAATACTATTGATTCTTGTGCTCTTGCACATATGAATCATAAGCCTTTAGAATCTCGCAAGTTGTATTGAATGCGATAGCACTTGAAATAGCAACAACTTCACTATCAAACTCAATACCTTTGTCAACAAGTGATTTCAAAGCTTCGCTAACAGATTCGTTGATACCGCTTCGAATTTCTGGATACTTAGCTTCTAAGAAATCATCAAAATTTTCAATCATGGCTTGTCTCTCCTTTCATCAAAGATAAGCCAATTATATCAAAATTAGAAAGGATAACACATGAACGAAATATTAGAACGCATCGCAAAAAGCCTTGAGTCTATCGACGCAGAACTCAAGGCAAGAAACAAAGACCGTGAAATACTTATCAACCAAGCTGAACAGATTGAAAAAACCTGCTTGGAAATCAAAGAAGATCCATTCGGTCTTAATGTTTTAAAAGAAAAAGCATTAGCTGACAAAGCTAAGCAAAAGGAATAACGGATTTAATCTTAGCCGCAAAGTCAAGAACACTTTCAATCCTCTCTTTGAGAGTAGGTTCTTTAAATTTTAGTTCGAGCGCTGCAACGGCTTCGGTCGTAAGACAGATGGAATAAAGAGTATTATTGCCAACTAGACCGCTAAGATAACCATGACGTTTTAACTCAAAACAAGTATCAAGAATATCTTCTTCAGACCATTCGGGCATAATGTTTTCTTTGATAAAATCAATGCCTTGAAAATTTCTGGCTTCCTTTTTAGAATTTTCATCTTTGCGTCTTTCAAGATATCTTGCATACATTGAGATTAAAAGATATTTTGCGTCATTCGTTAAATTATCCATATAATCACCCCCTTTCTGAAATTATTATATCGGATTGCGCGTGGTGTGAAAACCAAATTTAGAAAGGAAAAGTAAATGCAAGAAATAACCTTATCTGACAATTTAGCGCAGATCGAATTAGAAATAAACCACCACAAGCAAATAGCTGGTCAATCGATTTGGGAAATTGGTAGACGGTTGAAACACGTCAAAGAAAATAACCTAACTCATGGAGAGTTTGGAAAGTGGGTAGAAGGATTAGGAATCGCAAAAACCGAAGCTAGTCGCTTCATAAAAATAGCGGACGAGATTCCAAATTTGGGAACGTACACAAATTTGGGAATGAAAGCCCTCTACCTCATCGCAACACTTCCAGAGGAAGAAAAGCAAGAACAAATTGAAAAAATCGAGCAAGGCGAATCACCAACGGTCAGAGAATTGCAAGAGGTCAAGCGTCGTCTCAAACTCAAAGACCAAGCATTAGAAGCGGTCAAGGGTGAGTTGGAACGTGTAAAACAAACAAAGACCACTGAAAAGGTAATCGAGAAGGAAGTCATTCCGGACGATTATAAAGCTACACAAGACCTTAACAAGCAACTTCTAGGCAAAAACAAAGACCTATCAGACGAACTTGATTCGGTCAAAAGAAGTTTGCGACTTAAAGAAGCGTCTTACGAAATGCTTGAAAAAGAAACCTCGGAAGCACTAGCCTTGAAAGAGTCAATCGAACACTTACGAGCTGACAAAGAAAAACTAGAAAATAGTGTTTCTAACATCTTTACACTCAGTAACCTAGTGTCAGAATTCGAAGATTTCTTTGATAACAAGATGGCACCGCTTAGATTTAAAACCCTTATCCAAGGAATTGGCAAGGATGCTCAGATTGAGAAATTAAGAGACATCCTAACACTCACAGAAAACTGGATTGATGAAATGAACAAAATCATCCCAGAAAGTGGAAGAACAATCATAGAAGGAGAAATCATCAATGAGTAAGAAGAACAAGAAAAAAGAAAATTTGCTTGCTGAAACAGTCGAAATGCAGAAAAGACAAGCTATGAATCTTGTTGCCCAAAGCACCGTTAACCAACAACTTTTGGAAGAAGTTATCGGGATCAAAGAAGAAATGGACAGAAATGTTAAAAAGACAAATCAAAAGCTCACTGACATCGAGTTGCTGGTTGAAGAAGTTAACAAGAAAGTTCACATCGACGACGGTGAAGCGACTAAAATCAAGAGCATTGTCTTCAGCAAGGCCGGTGTTTTTGCAGACATGTACTTCAATGAGCAGGAAACACACCCTAGCGACAACTTATTCGCTTCCAAGAAAGGTCAGTTTATCCGCTTGATGTACTCACGTTTGAAGAAAGCATTTAACGTGACTAAGTACACAAATATCAAGCACGTTGAAGCTGAGAAAGCAGTTCAATTCTTGAGAGATTTGTCTTACGACGATTTCACACCCTTTGAAATTCGTGAAACGCCAAAACAAAAAGAGCTTATCGCTCTTGAAAACGGATTGAAAGAAATCGGGTGACGCTTATGGAAATCACCTACAAACCAGTCGGAGTTAACGAGACGGCTGAGTGGGGAGACTACGACCACCTCATGCAACGGTGGGAAGGTCTTGGGAAGTCAATGGCGAAGAACTTCATTCGAGAAATGAGGGATAACAAAGATTTTCAAAGATATGTGTTTAACCCCACACATAAACTGGTTTTCATCAACTATGAAGGCTTCAAATCCTTCATCGAATGGAAAACTAGAAACAGATTCAAATAACATCAATATCCCAACCGTAGCAGCGAGCTAACGAAGCAAAAAAATAATTATCCTTTTTTTAAACAATATCAACAAAAGGCCTACCAAGTGGCTAGCGGTAAGTACGTAAACATATCATTAACGATGACTCCTAAATTTAAATGCTTCGTTAGTTCGTTGGTGCGGTTGGGTAATAGAAGAAAGGAAATACAATGCAACATGAGGCCAACAAGATGGCCGTATTCACGGCAAATAACAAAAACCCCTAGCGACTTGCTAGAGGAATGGATTAAAGCTAGAGAAGCATTCTATGTCAGCGTTGAGCAAGAGCGCATATCTGCTTTAAAACGGTTGAATGAAGCTACTTATCGTGTCGAGAAAGTTGATCATTCAATTCAGCAACTCGGCTCTCGAGTTTAGAAATCTTTGCATTAAGCTTATCAACTTCTTGAAGCTTGAATGAAGTTTCAAGATCATCTGCTTGGGCTTTGAGTAATTCATCAACAAGTTTGACGATAGCATCAGAACCGCCCGCAAATTCGGTTAGTGCCTTGTCAGCTGCTTGTTTAAATGCATCGAATTGTTCGCTCATAATTCCACCTCCCTTCATTTGGGATAACTCAATTGTATCACGAAAGGAAACAAACAAATGAAAGCATCAAAACTATTTAACTGGATTTGGTCAAAAAAACAACCGCAACAAGAATACTTCTTCGAGCCAGTATGGACACCACGAGAAATCAACGACCAGAAATATGAAGCACGCCAACAACGTGAGCGTGAGCTATTGGCAAAATACGGAAACCGATAATATTACCATCTTCAATCCGTAGCCACGGCTCACCGTGGAGTGTAATTTATACCTTTCCCCAAAAAATCTTTACTAAATTACTTTTTTCCTAATTTTCCCATTCATAAGTCTAATAAAACATTGAAAAAACATGAAACGGTGGGCGATGGGTGCGGATTGAAGCACTAAAAAAGCACAGGTAAGGGCCTGTGCTAGAAATAACATCTAAGGAGATTATACCATGATTTCACAAACAATTGCAAAACCATCTTTCACTAAAAGCAAAGCCTATGGCTTGTGTGGCACGCTCGCACTTGCTACAGCATTGCTTATCGGTGCAGGATCAGTATCAGCAGACGAAACTACTCAACCAGTGGCAGACACTCAACCAGCGGTGTCTAATGTGTACACAGCGGACAATTCTGGGAATATCACTGTGACACCTAGCGAAACAGTGGCACCAGTCGAAACACCAGCGGTTGCTACAGAAGCACCAGCAACAACTACAGAAGCAGCTCAACCAGTAGCTGAAACACCGGCAGCGCCTACAAGTTTCGTCAAAGAGGGCGACACTATCACAGTGACAAACCCTGACGTGCAAGTGGATTTCCCTAATGGCACTGGGAAGTACAGCCCGTTTGAAGTGGAATATAAAGATATTGAGTTTCCAGACGATATGGCAATTAACGAAGGTGACAAAGTAGTAACTGAGCTACCTAAAGAAATCGGACTTCAAACATCATTCGATTTCGATGTTTACAACAACGAGAATATCGTTGGTAAAGCAAACGCGGATGCTCAAACACGAGTGATCACAACGACATTTAATAATTACTTCACTGAGCACCCATTGAATAAAAAGATGTCTTTGAAATTCGACGCTAAATGGCTTGATGTCGTTGAACCGGGTAAACCAGTGACAGTGAATTTCGACGGCACTGTTAAGACCTTTGAAATCGCAGAGGAAGGCCCACTTCCAACAGATGAACTTCTCTCTAAGTGGGGCAGTCAAAATAAAGATAACCCTCAAATCATCAATTGGACATTGCGTCTGAACACTGCTCGTCAGGTCTTGAACTATGCAAAATTGCAAGATACCTGGTCAGATAATCAAGAGTTCGTAGATGGCTCACAGAATATCTACTTTGTCGAAGACCCTATCAAGTGGACTGGTATTGACCATGCTGCCAAGGATTACTTGGAATCATGGAACGTCCGAGCAGACGGGTTCAATGCCAAATTTAAAGAATTTAACCGCATTATGTACATCGACTATCAAACTCGCTTGAAATCAGCGGTTAAAGATTCAACTAATCCGACTAACAAGGCTACATTGGTAGCGGTAGATGCTGGGGCTATCTCAACATCTAAGGTCCAATTGGTTGGCGGACGTGGTGATGCGTCTGGCGAAAACAAACCAGAACCAACGTTTGAAATTCCGCATGATGCGCCTAAAGTTGACATCCCAGAATTCGAGGGTGGCATTCCGGGAATCCCAGAGGTTCGAGAATTGCCAGAGTACACTGAGCCTATCGGCACAGTACCGAATGAAGCACCAGTGCACGACAAGCCAGAATTCCAAGGTGGTATTCCGGGCATTCCAGAAGTACGTGAGTTGCCACCATTCGAGGGCGGAGTCGTTCCAAATGATGCACCTATCTTGGACTTGCCAGAACTAGAAATCCCAGAGGAACCAACTAAACCAACACCAGAAAAACCTAGCACGCCAGAAAAAGCCCCTAAAACGAGCGTAGAGCGTTCTAATGGCAAAGTGGCACAATCTACCACCACAGTCTCTTATAAACTCGATTCTGGGCCAAAAGAGGTGGCAAATACAACGGTTTACGGTGGTGTCTTGCCAAACACTGGCGAAAAAGAGGGCATCATGTCAACTCTTGGCCTTGTAGTTATCGCTGCAGGTATCGCAAGTTTGGCATTGAGCTTCAAGAAGTACAACGAAGGTGAGGAAGAATAATCATGAAAGAAAACAATAAACTAGTCGTATTTTACAGCGCAGAAAAAGATAGATTTCTTGGAAAATACAAAGACAGAGGTAGCTTAGCATTTGAAGCGGGTTTTACTACTGAGTTAAGAGGTGCACTAATTTTACCGTTCGATTCGTATGAAGAACAAAAAACCGAACTTGATAAACTTGCCGAAGCGTTTGGCTGCGAAGTGCTTATCGTAGAAGCTGAATACAACGTAACTAAGCTTGACGGCTCGGGCTTTGAACGCACGGAGCGTGAAGAATCCATGAAAGATGGCATCAAAGCACTCCTAGACTTCTTGGCGAAGTAACAGAACATGAAGTGGTGGGAGGGTAGGCATTAAAAAAAGCACCCTTGGAAAACTCCAAAAGGTGCAACGTTCATCAAAACAATTTACTTGATTATAACACAAAAGAAAAGGAGGAACAAGTGGCAAATAGAAGGATGTTCAGTAGAGATGTCGTAATGACTGATGATTTTCTTGACTTACCTCCTACAACAAAGGCTTTATACTTCTTCTTAAACCTAGAGGCTGACGATGATGGTTTTGTCGGAAATCCTAAAACTATCATGCGATTGGTTGGCACAACGAAAGAAGACATGAAACTTCTAATCGAGGGCAACTATGTACTGTTGTTTAACAGTGGAGTGGTAGTTATAACAGATTGGACAGAACACAATTCTATTAGGAAGGATAGAAAGAAACCCACTAGATTCACAGAGGAAATGCAACAAATAGCACTGGTAGAAGGCAATAAATATCAGTGGTTGTCAGATGTGCAACCAACTGACAACCAACTGACAACCAAATGTCAGACAAATGGTTGCATAGGAGAGGATAGGGGAGGAGAGGATAGGATAGGAGAGGATAGGGGAGGAGAGGATAGGGGAGGAGAGGTAAGAGAAGAAAAACAACCTACCACTACTCCCCCTCTTAATCAAGACCTTGTAAATCTTTATCAATCTTTCGAAGCTGAGATAGGCAGACCGCTATCACCACTCCAAACGCAAGACTTACAGTACATGCTAGAAGATTTTAACGCTGACGTTATTCTTGAAGCACTAAAAGAAGCAGTAAGCCAAGGTAAGGCAAACTTTGCATATATTAAGGCTATCTTAAACCGATGGAAACAAGACAACTTAATGACGGTTGAACTTGTTAGGAATAGCAAAGCAAATCATAAGGGCAAGAAACAACAAAAGAAAGAGCCACAAACTTATGAAGAATGGGTAGCTACTCGAACGGATGAAAACCCATTTTAGGAAGGGGTGATATCTATATGCTATCGCAAGCTGAAATTATAGCAAACACAAAAAGGCTAGGGGACGTTTGTCCTATTCATGGGGTACCGATGTTACAGCTTAATATCCACGTTAAAATTGCGGGTGAAGAACAACCACGCAAACCCTCTCCAGTTTGTCCAAAGTGTGCCAAAGAGCAAAGAGACAAAAAGGAAGAAGAGATGGCAAAAGAGAGCATGAAGAGAAACCTCTATCTGAGAACGTATGACGTGCTTATGAGAGATAGCACTATTCCCGAAGAGCTAAAGTCAGCATCTTTTGATAACTTCATCGCTAGAACGCAAGAGGAAAAGAATCTGCTAGATTTCGTGAAGAGACAAACGCAGAAATATCTTGATGGCGTAGACGGGAACACCTTGCTAACGGGAACTACTGGAATCGGTAAAACTCACTTGACTATTGCAATGGCTAAAACGCTGAATGAGACTTTCAAGGAAAGAGGAACACCAAAGAGTGTGCTATTCGTGAATTTGACCGAAATATTACGGAAAGTCCGAGAGAGCTTTAAGTTTGAGAGCAAAGAGGGTTACTATTCAAGACTGTTGGTGGAGGTTGATTATCTCATCCTGGACGATTTAGGCGTTAAACAAAGTGATTCAGGGCGCTCTAAGTCAGCGTGGGAAGAAGAATTTATCTTTGACGTGCTCAGTCATCGCAAGAATACGATTATCTCAACCAACTTAAGCAATGATGAAATTGCAAACCTTTACAGCGAACGTGTCGCAAGCCGCATTCGGACAGGACTGGAAGGGAATGTATTTAAAGCACTCAACATCAAAGATAAGCGCTATACACTCAATCAGCTAAAACAGCTAGAAGGATGATGCTATGACGGAAGAAGAAGTAAAACTAAAGCTCTTTGAAGACTACGAGCGTATTCACGGCCTTGTATTCTCAAAAGAGCACAAACAGAAAATGATGGATGATTTAGATCTGTATTCGTTTATCGAGAAAATTAATGAATATATGTATTTCGCTAAGAAATCGACGCAGATTTTTAGCGTACACTAGAAAACCCCAAGGGAGATAAAAACATGACAAATCAACTACAAACACAAAACAAAAGGGATATTTCAACAGATACAAGCGTTTGGACGTTTCAAGATATTAAACGCTACTACGACCCACAAGATTTATTGACAGAAAAACAAGTTGGGCAAGCTTTATCGCTGATTAAAGGTCGTAACCTCAACCCATTGCTAAACGAGGTCTATATCGTAGCTTACAAAAAGAAAAATGGTGGGGCTGAATTTAGCTTAATTGTCTCAAAAGAAGCATTCTTGAAGCGTGCAGCACAAAACCCAAACTATGAAGGCTTTGAAGCCGGAGTGGTAGTTGTTGACGATTCTGGTGATATGGTAGAGCGGAAAGGGGCGCTGCTGCTACCTAACGACACGCTCGTCGGTGGCTGGGCAAGAGTTTACCGCAAGAATTTCAAGGTTCCTGTAGAGGTTTTCGTTAGTCGTGAAGAATACGATAAAAAGCAAAGCACTTGGAACGCTATGCCAGCTACCATGATTAGAAAAACCGCTCTTGTCAATGCCTTACGTGAAGCTTTCCCAGAGGATTTAGGAAATATGTACACTGAGGATGACGGCGGTGAAACATTCGACAGAATCAAGGATGTAACGCCACAAGAGACACAAGAGGATGTTAGAGCTCGTAAGCTGGCGCAAATCGAACAAATGAAGCAAGAACAAACGCATTTCCAACAAACAAGTGAAAGCGATTCTCAACCGGTTGCCAATTCACAAAACGAGCCAGTTCAAGGCGAACTTCTCGACTATTAACGAGGTGTGAACAATGCAAGAATTACAAGTTAATATTGAACAAGCTAAAGTTGAAATTGTAGGGCAAGAGGTTTTTGAAAAAGGCATTGCTGATGTAGTTGCTAAGTATCAAAATTACACAGTCACTGCTGGCACTATCAAAGACGACAAGAAAGTTTTGGCTGAATTACGAAAATTAACCAAGCAAATTTCAGACGAACGTATCAAAATCAAGAATGAGTTATCAAAACCAGCGACGGATTTTGAAAAATATATCAAGGAAACAGAGAAACCTCTTAAAAACATTATCAACCAAATTGCAAATGATGTGAAAGAGTTCGAAAATCATCAAAAAGCACTGAGATTGGACACTGTTAAAAGCTATTTAGCTAACAAAGCCAGCGACTATATGATTGACCCTCGCATTTTTGATGGAAAAGCAACGGAATACATCAAAAATGGCGATTTTATGGCGGACGGTGTAACTCTTAAAAAAGCGACTATGAAGGCATTAGACGACATGGTTACTTTTGAATATCAAAAACAAGAGGAATTTAAAAAAGCCACTCAATCCATATCTGGACTTTGTTCAGAGTACGGAATGACCGACCAACCGTATATCCGTATGCTTCAAAATCTGACATTAGCAGAGGTGTTAGATCAGATTCGTTCAGACCATGCTTTTGAATTACAAGAACAAGAAGCTGAACGCAAAAGACAAGAACAAGAAGCACTACGACAAGCTGAATTGCAAAAACAAAAAGAAAAGATAGCAGAAACGAAACCAATGGCATTAGTTGTCGATTCAGAAACGGGCGAAATTATCGAAAACACGCCAACAATTGAAGAAGCTAACATTCCAGAATCAAAACGTTATCGCCAAAAAATGACACTTGAAGTCTACTTTGAAGATTCAGACGATAAAGACAGATTTAAACGTTTACTTAGCAAAAACGGTTGGGAATACAAACAAAACTACACTGTCAGCGGCTATCAAAACATAGCTAGTATGACCGAAGAAGAATTGAAAATACATTTAAGTTAATGTCAAGACCAAAATCTAAACCCAAACTGGACGATTTACTAAATCGTGAATAGAAGGAGAGAAAACTATGATTAATTCAGTCTGTCTTGTCGGAAGATTGACAAGAGACCCAGAGCTACGCTACACGCCTAGCAATGTTGCTGTTGCAACATTTAGCCTTGCGGTTAACCGTACCTTTAAGGACGCTAACGGCGAACGTGAAACGGACTTTATCAACTGTGTTATCTGGCGTCAGCAAGCTGAGAATTTGGCTAACTGGGCTAAGAAAGGCGCATTGATTGGAATTACTGGACGTATTCAGACACGTAGCTACGAGAATCAGCAAGGTCAACGTGTGTATGTAACCGAGGTTGTCGCTGAAAACTTCCAAATGCTGGAAAGCCGAGCGGCGCGTGAAGGTGGCAATGCTAACGGTGGTTATAATCAATCTCAACAGCAAGCGCCAAGTTATTCAAAAAATAACGGCAATCCGTTTGGTAATTCAAACCCTATGGATATCCAAGATTCAGATCTACCCTTCTGATTTGGTGAAAACGTGAAAATGATTTTAAACATTGAGCCTAAACCTCAAACAAGGCCACGATTCAGCAAATTCGGAACTTACGAAGACCCTAAAATGAAGGCATGGCGTCGTCAATGTTCGCAACTTATCGAGCAAGAATATGACGGACAATTCTACGACGGTCCTATTTCAGTCGATGTCGTATTTTACATGAAAGCCCCGCTTAATGTATCAAAAATGCCCACGCCAAAGGCTAGAGCCAAAACGTGGGATATATTCAAGAAATTCATGGCTGAAATGCTTTGGCATGCGAAAACTCCAGACGTTGATAATCTTGTCAAATCGCTCTTTGATAGTATCTCAAAAGCTGGTTATAACAAGGCCGATAAGAAAGGGATTGTTTGGACGGATGACAGTATTGTGTGCGAGTTGAGAGCTCGCAAGAAGTACAGTCCTAATCCACGCATTGAATTTGAAATTAAGGAGTTGGAATGAATAGCAAATACAAGGACAAGCTAGTCGGTGTATATGCTCCAGGGAGTTATGACCACACAAGCGTATTAGGTCAAACGCAAGAATTCTCGAGATGGTTCTGGGCCAATCACGAAGATGTGGAATATATCAGCGCTAAGTTGGGTATCAACGCAAAGAAACTCAACCGCATACTAATGCTGGAGCAGTTGCCGGACGAAGAATTACTAACGAGGATGGTTGAACTATGCAAGTAAAGGAAGTAAAACAATGACAGAAATTAGATTACAGAATCCATATATGGATGAAACTATCAAGGTCAAAGAAAACTATAAACTCATTCGTGACATGCTGGAATGGCTTGGACGAGGAAATATAGATTATCTTCAATTGCAGCAGATTGAGCCAGAAGAGAGGATGATTACTATTAGTCCTAAGAATTTTGCCAAAATCGATTATTACGAAGTAGAGGAAGCAGAATCATGAAATATAAAGTTATCGTATACTACGACAACATGGAAGACAGTGAGCATGTTTTCAGCAACAAGAACGACGCTATCAACGAGCTACATCGTTTGAGAGGTGTTAAATATCGTAATCCTAGGATGTATACAGTGGAGTTGGAAGAGGTGGAAGCATGAACAAATTAAGTAAAATGGCAATTATTGCTGTAAGTGGTTTATTATTTTTAACTGGTTGCTCAGAGGCAAATAGAGTATCTGAAAATTTATCTCAAGAGTCGGATAACTTTAATGTTGTTCGAAAAGTAACGGTGATTGATGCTATTACAAATGACGTAATGTTCCAAATGAGCGGTAGGATGTCCATCAAGGCTGATACTCATGATAAACAACTTGAAATTGTTGTAGAAAATGGTAAGAACAAATATCAAAAACATATTATCGGTTTGTCAGATAATGTCTCTTATGTAGTAGAAGATGTTGAAGTACCGAATGTTTCAAAATACAAATATGAGATCAATTACAACCCTAAAATGTGGGTGCCTGTAAAACTTAAAAATGTCGATTAAGGGAGTGAGTAGAATGACTAGAAATGAAGCAGTACAGAAACTAGCAACAGCAGGGCGCCTATCAATAGCCCACGCAGAGGATTTATATGATTCATTCTTCCCGAAACCAGTAGTATCGCAATGCGTGGCGGATTGGTATGAGGAACATAAGAATGACTTAAATGATGATATTTGGGCATATCTTACAAGCTGGGCTGATACGAAATGGGACGAGTTCAAATACTGGATGTACCTTACTGGCAGGAACAAAGCCATCACTACCCTCGCAAACATGCACCAGTTCGGCTACGAGGTCGAGAAAGAGCCTAAATACGAGGTTAGAATCAAGGGGATTGACTATAAATATTGTGTATTAAAAAATGGCGATTATTGGTATTTTGGTGAAGATTGGGTGGATAAGAAGATTAAAACGCAATCGTTTACCCGCAAAGAGCTAGAAGAAGCTGGCTTCGGCTGGGTGTTTAACTGCGAAGGCGTGGAAGTGAAGGAGGTAACGGATGAATAATCTTAAACTGTTACGGAAATCGAGGGGAATGACAAGAGTGGAGTTAGCCGAAAAAATTAAGGTTACAAAATTGACCATTCTTAATTGGGAACATGGCACCCATGAAATCAAAGGAAGTAACGCTAAGAAGTTAGCTGACTACTTCAACGTGTCAATCCCTTACTTACTTGGTTACGATACTGATAACACATTCTCAGATTTAATCACTAAAATCAATAACTGGGCAGACGAACGCAACTTAAAACAAGCAGATCCAAAGATACAGTGGATGCGAGTGACTGAGGAAGTCGGTGAGATTCGAGATGTACTCTTGAAACCGACGAAATTTACTGAGCCACAAGCTGCGTTGAAGGATGCTATCGGAGACACGCTTGTCACGATTATCGTACTGGCACATCAACTAGACCTCGATGTGACTGAGTGTTTGGGTATTGCGTACGAGGAAATTAAGAATAGAAAGGGGAAGATAGTAAATGGGACATTCGTCAAGGAGGAAGACCTCTAGGATGATTGTCTGGGCATTGTTTGACAGTGGAAACGGATCATACACAAAAGGTGTAAAGAAACTGGGCAAAGATATCGAAATCTATCCGATAGGTATTGATATTGAAAATAAAAACCATCATTTTATCAATCTGAATTTAGCTGATTATAGCCGCTTGTTTGGAGATAACACCCTATTTGACACATTGGACAAATTGCCTAAGCCTGACTTGATTATTGCTAGTCCACCGTGTGAAAGTTGGTCTAACGCTAGTGCTATGGATAGAGGCAATGCGTGTTGGAAACAAGAGCAAGGTGATTCTTTGTTTCAACCACAAGAGCCATTGTCAATTTTCACCGTTCGTGATCATAGAGATTATGACCGATATCAATATTATCCAAATAAACAACTTATGAAACGCATTAATGGTGAATTGTGTGTGTTCAATACCGTTGAAATCATTAAACGATACAAACCCAAATATTGGATCATAGAGAATCCAGCTCATGGCAGAATTTGGCAATACATCGAGAGAGTGCTAGGTTTCGAAATCCCATTTGAAAATCATGCAAGATACAACAATTATGATGATTATCCGATTTCTAAACCAACTAGATTTTCTGGGAATATTGAACTGAATTTAAAAAACGAAAAGAAATCAAATGACATCAAATTTCAAGATTGGACGAAATCTTATAATGAGAGGTCAAACATTCCTCAAAGTCTGGTTTGTGAGATTTTCGAAAAAGTATATAAGGAGTTTATGAGTGAAACATAAAGATTTAACGATAGCTACAATCATACTACTAGTATCACTAGCTATCAACATGCTGTCAGTCTACTACGTTCTGACAGTGCCACGCAGGGTAGAGACAGTAACTATCCATCGGGTAGATAACGCTGGTTCTGAAATGTATGGCAAGGTTACCGGGAAAGAGAAAATTAATGATCTCTACACTATTGATTGCGGAGCTTACGGCAAGTTCCTTGTCAGCAAGGAACAATACGACCAAGTAAACATTGGGGATGACATTCCCAGCTATCTGAAAGGGAGAGGGCAATGAACAGGCGGCAGCGAAAGAAACAGTATGTCAAAGCATTTAGTAAGCTTTATGATAAAAGCTTGAAACATGGCGGTTTTGAACGAAATATATCAATATCTACATTCAAAGATAGAAGAGGAACATCAAGGATGTTTCTGACGCTCAACAAAAGCATGAATTACAGATTTGGTTACGGTGAGTTGCCAGAAATTTGGTTTGATGGTTATTGCATAGGACAAAAAACGTTGAGAGGGTGATGGCAATGATACCAAGATTCAGAGCGTGGGATAAAGAGTTTAAGGAAATGGTGCAAGTTGATGCACTGGTTTTCGATGAACAAATTATCAAAGCAACCTACAAGAATGGAAATGTTGTAAAAGAGGACTTAAAAAATTACATTCTCATGCAATCCACAGGCTTCAGAGACAAGAATGGCAAAGAAATCTTTGAAGGGGATATCGTCAAGGTGACTGATGATGACGAAAGAACTAATTTTCCGGATGGTGGAATTGGAACTATTTGCGGTTTGGACGAGATTTTCATGTGGTACATAGACGGGCAAGTACATAACGGACTATTTGACATCAGTCAAGAGTATTACATTGAGGTTATTGGCAACATCTACGAAAATCAAGAGCTGCTAGAGGTGAGCTCATGAGCGTGAGATACAAATATTCCGGACTGACACTAGAGCTATATCAGCGGTTGGTCGATGAACATGCAGCACTAAGAAAAACACACAAAAAAGGCTCTTATAAGCAGTTCTTCCAGGATGTGAAACAGTGCAGTGAGTTACAAGCTCGCATCATTTACCAAGCGTTTAATAGTGCAGTCGTTGAGCGTGCGAGGATATCGCCGGCAACTGTCGATAGACTAGAAGGCATTATTTCTGATGAATTATTTGACGACCTTCAAGATTATCTGTCCACTAATTACACAAGAGGAAAAACCACACGCCCAGTTTTGGATAAAGCCAACGCAGGACTGCCAGAAGACTTATTCAAACGATTCCAGGAAGAAGTGGAAGGTTTACGCAAGGAACACCCTAACAATCTAAATAACTATATTAGAGAGGTTAAAGGGTGCGATAAGAAAACAGCTGACAAAACCCAAAACGCCCTCAATTGTTGCTATGTGGAGAAAGCCGCCCTAACACCTTTGAAGGCTATTCAAATGGAAGGGATGCTGTCAAGAGGGCTATTCAGCGAGATTATTGATTATGTCTTCAATAACTACGAATGGAGCGAGAGATTGGACGATGAAGTTGACCGCATCACACTCGAATATCGGACCAAGGGCGAGCTTGGACGTAAGAAGACAACGGTCAGAAAAGCTCTTTATACAGCCTATGCATTAGGCGTGTAGCTAGAACGGTTTACGAGGGTTCGACTCCCTTGCTAGCTATTGTCTGTCAAATACACTAAAAAATGAATATAGACTTTTAGTGGCTTGAACACTTTTTCAACACCAGACAAGCTGACAGACCTTGTCATCAAAAATCCAGTAAATAATAAGTTATAGAATCGAGGAATCCTTTTTTATTTCTTTCAATCCTAGTCTTGCATTGCTGGTGGCACGGCTAAATCTAATGCACGGGAGGTGGTACCCTAATCCTTCTTTATTCTTGTATAAAAAAAGACCCAGACTAATGCCTAGGACTGTTCAAACGCTGATAATATTATTATACCATAAAGGAAAACGGATTTATGAGAACAGTGGAACGGCTGCAAAAAATCAAGGCGCTTGATAGATACATTGACAGTCAGACAGAACAGATTAAACGACTGGAATCACAAGCGCTGAAAGTAACTGCTGGTGCTATGCAGACTGACATGGTACAAGGTGGGAAGAGAAAAGCTAAAGATGACCTGTACACCGAATTGATAACGGAAAAAGAAGAGCTGAAACAATTCGTTGCGGAAGCTATCAAACAACGTCGAGAGTTTCGCAGACAGGTAGCAAACGTGGGGGACATAGATGCTAGATCCCTACTGCAAATGGTATATATAGACCAGCTAGATATCTGGCAGATATGTGACCGCATGGGCTTTAGTAAGGCTACCTACTATGTCAAACTTAGACAGGCTGAGAAGTATTTGGATTGATTCATAGTGGTATATACCAATCCATACTCCATCATACTACGAACGTGGTAGTATAGTATTATCGAATCAGAAGGACACAGCAGTGTTCTTCTTTTAGTTTATCTGAAAGGAGGTATGCCAATGCCAATGGTCAGACGATGCAAGGCAGAGGGGTGCCATGCCTTAGCAGAGAGACCAGCACACTTCTGTACTGCACACAAGAGTATGGAAGCTGCATACGTAGAGGAAAGACAGAGATACTCACGCACTAGATACAACAAGCGAGTAAGGAACCGAGATGATGAGAGAAAGGAACGGTATGCGTTTTATCGTTCGAAGACTTGGTCTTCTATTCGTAAGATAGCGTTGGAACGTGACAACTATCTATGTCAGTACTGTCTAGCGATGGGTGTGACCACACCAGACGCACGCATAGGCGACCACGTAACACCCGTTGAAATAGCTCCAGAACTTAGGACTAAAATTTCAAACGTAGTAGCAACTTGTAGAAGCTGTGATAACACCAAGAGGACGCTAGAACAAGAAATCTATGGTACTGGTCAAAGTAGAACGAAACAGAACACCGATCTACGACTTTCCGTGGCAACGTGGGCAGATTTAATAGCCCGCAAAAAAGAGGACGTCGTTAAACCTCTCTAACAAGCCCATAACACGCCCTAGACAAAGAATAGTCCGGATAACACTCGGGCTATTTTTAAATGCACCCCCGCCCCTATATTGCCGTCTGGAGAGCCACCACAAGGTGTTTTCTTACACCGCACGCCAGTTTTGAGGGTTTTTAAGCGGTGTCATAATAAAGATAGGAAGTGAGAAAATGGCGAATAAGTCACCAGCCAAACGGAAACCGTTTTACGAGCAAAATGACCGCTTTCTACCCATTGACCCACCGAACTATTTGGGCACAGTGGCGAGGTCGGTTTGGACTAAAATTGTTCCGTATTTAAAAGCGACGGAAAAGGTCGAACGCATTGACACGTTTCTTGTGGAAACTTATTGTACTAACTACGAGATTTACAAGAAAGCTTATGAGGACGTGAAAGAAAACGGTATCCAAACCGAGATTAAGAAGCTCATCCAGGCACAAGGCAGTGGCGAAATCTTAGGCGAGCAGTCGATGGGGTTTAAGAAAAACCCAGCCGTTGCGACAATGAAAGATGCCACAGAAACCCTTAATAAAATAGGCATCCAGCTAGGTCTGACACCTAAAGGGCGGGCTGAATTAGCTGAAATAGCCGGAGGGCAAGCTGATAATACATCTATGAAAGATAAGATGGCGGCATTCTTTAAGTAAAGGAGGTGAAACATGCAAGAAATAGATTTAACCAAGTCAAAAGATGTAATCGGTGCTTATAATAGCATCGATTTTTCTTATGAGCGAAAAACTTATACCGACTACGGCACACAATACTGTTTTAACGTGCTAGATGGCGAGATTGTCGCTGGTTACAATATTCAATTAGCATGTTTTAGACACCTCCGAGACTTGCAACGACAAGGGGATGAAGATTTCCCTTATGTCTATTCGATTGAAGCGTTTAACCGTTTCTTGAAATTCTTGTCTCTAGTGCCTAACGTTGATGATCTCAGCCAAAAACTAGAGCCTATGGATTGGCAGTATTTCATATTTGCCCAACTATTCGCATGGTTTGATTTAGACGATGTACCAAGGTTTTCGAATATCATTATCTCGATTGCCCGTTCACAAGGGAAAACGATGATAGCTGGTATTTGCCTTAACTTCTCCTATTTGATTGAGATTATCGGACAAAGTAACCAAGACTTTCTGGTTAGTTCGCTAAACTTCGACCAGACGATGAAGCTCTTTACATACGTTAAGTCTATGATGGCTAGAATCATCGAGAATGAGCCGTTTAAGTCACTAGCAGACGAAACGCAAGTCCAGTTATATTCACGAGAGATTAAGTCGCTTGTGGATGCTAATACTATCCATACTATTTCGTTTGAATCTGGTAAATTCGATGGTAAACACTTTAAATTGGCCGTAGCCGATGAGGTCGGTGAGCTTAGAACGGATGAAGGTATCTCTAAAATCACATCCGGACAAGTTAACACCGAGGGCTCACGCTTTATTGAAATTTCAACTTCCTACCAAACACCCGATGTTCCATTTCATCAAGAGCAAAAGAAACTGATTGAGATTATGGAACGTGACTTTGACCGGTCTGGTGATGACCAGCTATGTCTAATCTGGTCACAAGATAATCTGGAAGAAGTTTTTAAACCAGAGACGTGGCCAAAGAGTAACCCACTACTTAACCACCCTAAACTAAAGGATGGCTTAATGAAGGGGCTACTATCCGAACGTGATAAGAAATTACTCATGGGAAAACTAGCCGATTTTCAAGTAAAAAACATGAATTGCTGGTTGCTAGCTGATAGTAATAGCTTTCTTGATCTAACCGATATTGAAAATGCAGTCGTTGATGAATTTGATATCAAAGGCAAGCGTGTCTATGTCGGACTGGATGCGTCCATGTTCAGCGATAACACGGCTATTGGTTTTGTTTATCCCTACGTCGCTGAAGACGGCAGTCAGAAATGGCACATCGAACAACATAGTTTCATTCCCTGGCAACAAGCGGGCTCGTTAGAAGCCAAAATGGAGCAAGACGGCGTTAACTATCGAGACTTGGAAACCAAGGGCTACTGTACGATTACCAGTCACCCACAAGGACTAATCAATCCAGAGGAAGTTTACCGTTGGTTTTGTGAGTATGTAGAGGATAATCAGCTTGATGTGGTCTTCTTTGGTTATGATGCCATGATGGTTTCCAAGATTATCAAAGCCTTAGAGTCTAACACGAGCTTTCCACTTATGCCAATCAGACAACGGACAAGCGAACTGAAAGACCCGACAAAATTCCTTCAAACGCTCTTTATTGAGGGCAATATTACCCGTTTGGATGATGAAATCATGCGAAAAGCCTTGATAAATGCGGTGATTAAAGAGGATAACATCGGTATTCAAGTCGATAAAATGAAATCGACCTATAAAATCGACGTGGTGGACGCTCTTATCGATGCGTTCTATGACGGCATGTATGCGTTTGAAGATTACGCTATTACCAACAATCCAACGTGGAAGGTAGAACACATGAGTCAAGAGGCCGTTCTAAACTGGTTGAAAAACCCAGATAGTGGGCTACTAGAGGAGTATTAATACATGATTTTGAAGTTTTTTAAGGCAATTTGGGCTATTTTTGACATTCTTATGTTCATTTTAGCTGCAATTTCGCTTAATTTAACCACTTATAACCTTGGTTACGTGTGGTTTGGTATCAGTATGACCATCACATTCGTATTAGCAGGTTTAATTAGTGAGCTAGCCACAAAGAAAGGCTAGAAAGGAGGTGATAATAATTGCCGATATTTAATTTAGCAACCGAAAGCCCACCGAGTAATCAAGGGGGCTTTTTTGATATCACTGATCCAGAGTTTTTAGCTACTTTAAACGGTAGTGAGTGGGTTTCAGCCGAAACTGCTCTTAAAAACTCGGACCTATTCTCTATTATCAGTCAGCTATCTAACGACCTTGCGACTGCTAAGCTAACAACTAGCCGAAAACAGTTACAAGGCATCGTAGACAACCCGTCAAATAACGCTAACCGCTTTAACTTCTACCAGTCTATTTTTGCTCAAATGCTATTGGGTGGTGAAGCCTTTGCGTACCGTTGGCGCAATGACAATGGGCGTGATATGAAGTGGGAGTATTTAAGACCGTCTCAAGTCACTTTCAACCGATTGGATAATCAGAATGGTCTTTACTATAACATCACATTCGATGACCCACGCATACCGCCAAAACAGCACGTTCCACAAAGCGACATCTTACATTTTAGATTGCTATCCGTAGATGGTGGTTTGACAAGCGTAAGTCCGTTGATGGCTCTTGGTAGAGAACTGGATATTCAAAAGGCTAGTGATAAGCTAACGCTTAATTCCCTTAAGAATGCCCTAAATGCCAATGGTATTTTGAAGATTAAGGGCGGCGGTTTGCTCGATTTCAAAACCAAGGTTTCACGTTCTCGACAAGCAATGAAGCAAATGCAAGGCGGTCCGTTGGTATTGGATGATTTAGAGGACTTCACACCTCTTGAAATCAAGTCCAACGTGGCCCAATTACTTAAGCAAGCAGACTGGACGACCGGACAATTCGCAAAAGTCTACGGTATCCCAGAGAACGTTGTCGGTGGACAAGGTGACCAACAATCATCACTAGAAATGAGCTCTAATGTGTACTCTAAAGCAGTCGCACGCTATTTAAGACCATTTCTTAGTGAATTGTCTCAAAAACTTTCATGCGATGTGGATGCGGATATTTTCCCAGCGGTTGACCCGACTGGTGCTAACTATATCAGCCGTATCAATAGCATGGTTAAAAGTGGCACACTCGCACAAAATCAAGGCTTGTATATTTTGCAACAAGCTGAGATTTTGCCTAAAGAGTTGCCGAAGGGTGAAAACCCTAACCGAACCGTATTGAAAGGAGGTGAGACAAATGGGCAAGATTGACATTAAAGGCGATATTGTAAGTGATGATGCTGGTGCTTTCTACGAATATTTTGGCATGTCTAGTACCTATCCAAAACTGGTACAAGATGCCATTGATAACGATGAAGACGAAGAAATTACGCTTAACATTGCGTCTAATGGTGGTGATGTGTTCGCAGCTAGCGAAATCTATACAATGCTTAAGGCTAGCGGCAAGCGTATTGTGGTTAATGTACAAGGACTTGCAGCTAGTGCTGCGAGTGTCATTTCTATGGCTGGTGATACCGTGCGTATCAGTCCAACGGCACATATCATGATACATAAGGCATCTACTGGTATCGTCGGTAATAGCGACGACCTAGAGCATCAATCAGCGGTGCTTAATAGCATTGATGAGTCTATTGCATTAGCTTATGAAATGAAGACTGGACTTAAACAACCGGAATTACTTGATCTCATGGCTAAAGAGACATGGCTTAACGCTAAAACCGCCGTCGATAAAGGCTTTGCGGACGAAATCATGTTCTTCAATGATGATGAAGAAGAAATCATGGTTACGAATGCCGTACATCAACTACCAAGCAAATCAGCAATCACTAAATTTAAGAATATGATTGCTACACCTAAAACCAATTCATTGCGTGAGCAGAAATTGGCTATTCTACTTGAAAAATGAAAGGAAGATGATTGATGAAAACATCAAATGAATTGCATGACCTTTGGGTTGCACAAGGCGACAAGGTCGAAAATCTTAATGAAAAACTTAACGTAGCTATGCTTGATGATTCAGTTACCGCTGAAGAATTGCAAGCAATCAAAAACGAGCGTGACACCGCTAAAATGAAGCGTGACATGTTCAAAGAACAATACACAGAAGCGCGTGCTAGTGAAGTAGCGAATATGTCAGAGGAAGAAAAACAACCTTTGACTGAAAACGAAGAAGAAGTTAAAGCTTCTTTCGTTAAAGACTTTAAAAACCTTGTCCGTGGTCGTTACCAAAACTTGCTTGATTCTAAAACAGACGGAACTGGTGCTGACGCTGGCTTGACTATCCCTCAAGATATCCGTACAGCTATCAATACATTGGTTCGTCAATACGATTCATTGCAAGAATACGTTAACGTTGAAAACGTAACTACTCTTACTGGTTCTCGTGTTTACGAAAAATGGGCTGAAATTACTGGTCTTTCTAAACTTGATGACGAAGCCGGGCAAATCGGTGCTAATGACGATCCAAAACTTTCTCTTATCCGCTACGCTATCAAACGCTATGCTGGTATCTCAACAGTAACGAACAGCTTGCTTGCTGATTCTGCTGAAAATATCCTTGCTTGGTTGTCTGGTTGGATAGCGAAAAAAGTTGTTGTTACTCGTAACAAAGCTATCTTGGATGTTATCGCTACACTCCCAACTAAACCAACATTGGCTAAGTGGGATGATATTATCGACCTTGAAGCTAAAGTTGACCCAGCAATCAAACAAACTTCATTCTTCTTGACTAACACTTCAGGCTTTACTGCCCTTAAGAAAGTTAAGAACGCTATGGGTGACTACCTCATGGAACGTGATGTTAAATCACCAACTGGCTACTCAATCGATGGTTTCGCAGTTAAAGAAGTTTCAGACCGCTGGCTTGCTAACGGTACTGGTGGAGCTATGCCGTTGTATTTTGGTGACTTGAAACAAGCGGTAACATTGTTTGACCGTCAACACTTGTCATTGCTCTCTACTAACATCGGTGGTGGAGCATTTGAAACGGATACGACTAAAGTACGTGTTATTGATCGCTTCGATGTTGTTAAAACGGATGAAGAAGCGTTTGTGCCAGCGTCATTCAAAGCTATCGCTGACCAAAAAGCTAATCTTACTACTGGAGCTTAATTAGGAGGTAAGTAATGAGTGTATCTAAGGAAACTATCATGCAGACCCTCAATCTGGATGAGACAGACGACACTGCACTCATTCCAGCTTACATTGAATCGGCTCAACAGTACATTATCAATGCAGTCGGTAGTGATCCAAAATTCTACGACCTTGACAGTGTAGAATCTCTATTTGACACGGCTGTAATAGCCCTCACAAGCTCATATTTCACTTATAGAGTTGCTTTGACTGACATGGTGACTTATCCGATTAACCTAACTTTGAATAGCATAATCGGGCAATTAAGGGGCTTATACGCAACGTATAGTGAAGAAAGAGGTGACTAATGCCTAAAGTTAGATATTTACCCTCAGACTTTCGCTTTAAAGCTGATTTTGGTACTTTCCAAAGCACCCCTAACAAGTTTACGGGTGTGAGTGTGCCAAAATTCGTGAAACAGTTTACGTTGCACTATAAGCCACATACTCGCACACTCAATCAAGAGTATCTGGCCCAACAAAATGGCGAAAGTGATACAAGAGTTATTGTTATTCGCCACAATGCCAAAGTGGTAGAAGGTCAAGTAGCCGTTCTAAATGGCACTCAGTATGATATTGTGCGTGTCAGTCCAAACGAAAACTTTGGGCTTAACCGCTACGACTTTCTGACACTTAGAAAACACAAGAAAGTCGGGTGATAGCTATGGTAGGGCTTGATGAAGCACTAGAGGGCTGGCTTGAAACAGTGGCCAGTATCGGCAATATCACACCAGCGGAACAAGCTAAAATCACTACCGCTGGTGCGAAAGTGTTTCAAAAAGAGTTGGAAGAAGTGACTCGTGAGAAACACTACTCAAATAAAAAAGATTTGAAGTATGGACACATGGCTGACGGTTTATCTGTTCAATCAACTAACGCTGATGGCAGAAAGAACGGTGTGGCAACCGTAGGCTGGAAAAATAATTACCACGCACAAAATGCCAGACGATTGAATGACGGTACTAAGAAATATCGTGCCGATCATTTCGTTACCAACGTCCAAAACAATAGCAGCGTTCAAAAGAAAGTGCTATTGGCAGAAAAAGAGGAATATGAAAAACTCATCCGTAGGAAAGGAGGAAAGTGACTAAGTGCTAGCAACCGTAAAACTAAAAGAACTCATTGACGGCAAAGAATTTGGTGAAATAAGCGAAGTATATGCAAACAACTTGCCCCGTGAGCTCGAAGAAAACACCGATAAGACAATTGTGTTACTCACCGAAAGCAATCCATCCCTTGACTTAAGCGGAAACAATACCTTTTTCAGTAAAACAGATAGAGTAGAAGTCCAGATTTTCTACAAGGCTGATATCGACTTTGATATCGAAGCCTTTGAAATGGAACTATTGAAGTTCCTAAAATCTGAACACTACTCAATTACAGATATGAGAGAACATAGTATAGACCCCGATACATTGCAGATCACGGCGGTCTTTTTTGTTGCCCTCGACAGATTAATTTAACAAAGGAGATATTACTATATGGCAATTGTAGGTTTGAAAATGGTCCGCCTTGCATTGGTTGACCCTAAAACCCAAAAACTACTTAAAGGTGCTGATGGCCTTTCAACAGACGGTGTGATTGAAGTTGATTCTAAGATGCTTGGTACTCGTACCGCTAACATCTCTAACTTGGAAGGTCAAGCGACTAAAGTTCCTGGGAACAACTCAGTACAAGACGTGATGATCGCACCCGGTTCACCAACAGTAGCGTTCGACTTCAATAACCTTGACTTTGAAATCAAACAGAAAATGCTTGGTTTCAAACCAGATGGCAAGGGTGGTTATGTGATGGACGGTGAAAAACCACACACAGCGGTATTGATTGAATCTGAAACACTTGACCGCAAACACTCAGTGTTCTTTGGTTTCGCTAATGGTATCATGCAAGAATCAACTCAAAACGTTGCTACAGATACTGATACTGCCCAAACTCGCCAAGACGATAACATGACATTCAATGCCTTGTCAGCGGATGCGTTTGGTAATGAGCCTTACAAGAAATACTATTCTGGAGCATCTACTTTTGATAAAGCTAACATGTTCAAAGAAGTATTTGGTGGATATGTTCTCACTGGTACACCAGTAGTCGGTGGATAATCTAAATAATTCGCAAGAGGTCGGGCTCATGGCCTGACCTCTATTTTTGTTAAAGGAGTAAAGAGAAATGGAAATCAAAACTATTCAAATCCCAGAAATCAGCAAGAAAGCCTTCAAGGTGACTACAAGCAACCGTAACGTTTTGCGTATGCACGAGTACCAACTTGCCGTGCTTAAAATCAGCGACACTATGGAAGATAGCGACACACAAGAGCAAGCACAAGCAAGCTATACTGTGCTAAAAGAAATGCTTAGCTTTATCCGTGCTATTCTCAACTTGGATGATGAAGCCTATGACAAATTGCTTGATTTAGATAATGTTCGCACGCAAGAAATTTCTGAAAAGTTGGTAGGCTACATGTACGGCTTGACGGATGAGCAACTTGAAAACGCTGCTGGTGACATTGACCCAAAAGACTAAAATCTAAAGGCGAACAGATTTTTGATTTAGAAAATCGCATTGAAGATTTGAAAATCATTGCTAAGAAATCAATCCAAGGTTTTGGGTGGACATTGGATCAGTATTACGACACTGATTATTACGAGCTAATGAAAATCTTAAATGCCAAAGAGGAAGAAGATAGAATGGTTGACCCAACATCTTTGCTCTAAATATTTAAGGAAAGGAGGAAAAATAATACATGGCAAAAGTACAAGCTACCATGTCCACGGAAATTGCCTTAGATACGCTACAAGCGGCTAACTCGATTAAGCGGTTAACTCAGTTAGTCAATAGCTCTACGAACGCATGGAAGGCACAAGAAAGCCAAATGCGTAGTGCTGGTGACTATCTAGGAGCAGCACAAGCTAAGTATGATGGTCTGGGTAATGCTATCCAAAACCAACAACATAAGATTGAGAAACTGAAACAAGAACAATCTCAATTGAAAGGTAGTACCACTGAGACTGCTGAACAGTACCTTAAGTACCAACAACAGATTGACCAAGCGACTACTCGTTTAGCATCGTTGGAAAATCAACAAAGGCAAGCCAAAAGCAGTCTGGACTATCATAGGTCTGGGCTTGCCGAATTGCAAAAAGAGTACAAGCTACAAAACGAAACTTCCGACGCTTACATTAAACGCTTGAAAGCTGAAGGTAAAGAGGATGAAGCAAGGGAAGAACAACTCAAGCAATACAAGGGTTCGATTACTAACTTAAACAAGCAGTATGAGAAACAAAAGGAGATGCTTGAGCGTGTCGCTCGACAGTCTGGTAAAACCTCTGAAGAATACCTTGTTCAACGTAGACGCTTGGATGAAACGGCGACAAGTCTAGCACACACTCGCAATGCTGCTGATAAGCTGAACGATGAAATCGAACAAAGTCAACGTTCTAGCTCACTCATTGGACGCTTGAAAGAGAGCTTTAAACGTTTAGGTAGTGAAGTCAGTGAGACTGAAACAAAAACCTCACGCCTAAAAGGTATCTTCGGAGCTACGTTTGCAGCTAATCTTATTAGCAACGGTTTCCAAAACGCATTGGGAGCCATCAAGGGTAAGTTTGACGAAATCGCCCAATCCAGTGCCGAATACGTTAAATACCAGCAAACCATGAACGCCACTTGGCTAACACTTACTGGTAATGCTGAAGAAGGTAAGAAGATGGTCGACATGACCAACCAAATGGCACAAGCGGCGGCTAACTCAACCGAAATGGTTGACGGTATGAACCAGAAATTCTATGCCGTTACCCACAACACCGAGTTGACCAAGCAACAAACACAAGCCATTCTTACCTTGCAAGATGCGTTTGGTCAGACCGATGCAGCCGTGGAAAACTTCGCTACCCAATGGGCTCAAATGATTGCCAATGGTAAAGTCCAAGGGCAAGATATGATGTCAATTATCAATGTCTTCCCGGAAATGAAAAACCAACTTAAAGAAGTGGCAGCACAAGAACTTGGGATTGCGGACATGACCCAAGAGAAATATGCCGAATTGCAGAAAGATGGCAAAATCACTTCTGAAATGGCACAGAAAGCCTTGTTTGAGTTGCAAGACAAATACAAGGATGCCACGGCTAACTTCTCAACTACTATAGGCGGTCTTGAAAGAACTATCCAGTCTCGTATGCCGGCAGTAGTTGCAGCTTTCCGTGACCCAATCGACAAAATGAAAAACCCATTCTTGCAACAGATTGGTAATTGGGTTGCTGATCCTAACACTGAAACTAAGTTTAAAGATTTAGGGGAACACGTTTCTAAGGGCTTAGGCACTATCATGGATGCATTCTCTAAAGTGTTTAATCTCGGTGATGGTACAGATAAACTTAATGGCTTAATGGACGGTCTCAATAAGTTTGTCGACAATCTTAGTAAGAGCATTGCTAACAACGCCCCTAAAATCGTAGCTTTCTTCAAGGAAACCAAAGACAGTTTGGGTGCAGTTTTCAGCATTGGTAAAGATTTTGCTGGTGGTGTCTGGGAAGTTGCCGTTGACATGATTAAAGGTGTCGCTGGTGCGTTTAATCTTATGACTGGCAATGGTAAGAAGGCTAAAGGGCCAGTCACATCACTATCTAAGGCATTAGGCGGCATCGCAGAACATAAAACGGCTATTAAAACGGTTGGTTCTTTGTTTGCTGCTTATTTTGTAGGTTCTAAGGTCGCTCTTGGAATAACGGCAGTAGTCAAAGGTATTCATGCTTGGCGAACAGCTACAGTTGGAATGACGGCGGCACAAAAGGCAATGAACTTAGCTATGGCTTCCAACCCTATCGGTTTGATTGTGGTTGCAGTAACTACGGCTATCACCGCCTTGGTATTGCTTTACAAACATAACAAGAAATTCAAAGCCTTTGTTGACGGCATGTTCAGTGCTGCAAAGAAAGCCTTTGATAAAATCTTCAAAGTCACCAAAGAAATCTTTGGTAAGATCATTGATTTCTTTAAAAAGGACTGGAAACAGGTCCTTTTATTTATTGCTAATCCGATTGCTGGGGCGTTTGCTTTAATCTACAAGCACAATAAAAAGTTCAAGAAATTTGTTGATGGTATTGTAAAAAGTATCAAAGACGGCTTTTCTCATGCTGGTAAGTGGCTCGGTAAGACGTGGGACGGCATGAAGAAGACTTGGACTGGTGCGATGGACTCAATGACCAAGAGCACCAAGAAAGGTTTTGAAAAGACCAAGACTTACTTCACTGGTGGTGAGAAAGGCATTAAAGCCTTCACTAACACTGCTAAGAAACTGCTTGTAATCTCTAATCCAGTAGTCGCTGGTTTTGAGTTGATGTATAAGCACAACAAGCCATTCAAGAAATTTGTTGACAGCACCGTGGACTATGTCAAAGGCATGGCGAAAGGTGTTGCAAAACACATGAGTAACCTTAAGAAAGATTGGGGCGAAAAGTGGGACAACGTTAAGAAATTCGCATCTAAAACGTGGGAAGGTATCAAGGGCAATGCTACGGAAGCCATGACTGCCCTTGGTAAGGATATTGACAAACACCACAAGGGTATCAATAAGAACTGGTTTGATGGCTGGGAAAACTCTAAAAAATTCCTATCTAAAAAATGGGATGAAATCGGAGCGTTAACGCAAGAGAAATTCGGTGTTAACATTACCAAACTGATTACCGATGCATTGACCAATATCGCTAAGTTCTTCAAAGATACGTGGGATAACGTTAAAAAAGGTTTTGGCGAAATGTGGGACGGCATGCGAAAACTTGCCGGTGACGGTATTAACGCTGTCATTGCCTTGCCAAACGCTGGTATTGACGGTATTAACAAACTGATTTCTGATTTCGGTGGTAGCAAAGAAGCTATCTCTAAAATTCCGAAAGTTAAGTTTGCTGATGGTACTGGTATGTTTAGCTCATACCGAAACCCAATCACCAAGCCTACGTTAGCTACTCTTAACGACGGCTACGATAGCCCAGAAACCAATAACCAAGAGATGGTAATCTTGCCTAATGGTAAGTCATTCTTGCCACAAGGGCGAAACGTTGAATACCTCTTGCCGGCTGGTTCGGAAGTAATTAACGCTAGTGAGCTAGCAATGCTCATGGGCGTTGAACGTGGAGCCTTTGCTAAAGGTACTGGTTTCTGGTCTAAAATCTGGGATACGGCTACTAATGTAGCTGGCTCAGTGTGGGACACAATGAAAAACGGTGTCGATAAATTCATGAAAATGATTGAGTTTGTCACCGACGTTGTTAAAGACCCCGTTGGATCATTGGCTAAGAAATTCAGCCCTAATGCTGACAAGTTAGCTGGTGTGTTTAACCCCCTCGGTAATGCTTTGTATAAGAAACCAGTCGAAGAAGCTAAGAATTGGTGGAAAGAGCTTTGGTCTATGGCCAGCGCTTCAATGGATGAAGGCACGGTGGCTATGGGGGCTAAAGGTGATGACTACCGATTCAAAGACAAGGCTAAAGACGCTGGTGCTGACCCGTGGGGTTATTTCTATCGTGAATGTGTATCCTTCGTTGCCAGCCGTTTGGCTAACCTTGGTGTTAAGCCTAGTTTGTTTAGTCACCTTGGTAATGGTAATCAATGGATATCTGCCAGCGTGCCACACTTAAGTAGACCTAAACCGGGTACGGTAGCGGTCTACACTGGTGGTCCTGTTTCAAGCAACCACGTTGACTTTGTCACAGCCGTTCATGGTGACACCTATGATGGTGAAGAGTATAACTATGGCGGTAATGGTCAGTATCACCAATACGCAGGCCGTCACATTGCTAACGCTGCTACTTTCCTTGACTTTGGGGTGCGTGATAGTGGTGGTGGCGGTGAAGACAATAGCAAACCACTTAAGGACCGCAATAGCCCACTTCAAATGTTGATTAAACGTCAAGTCGGTGGCATGTTCGATTGGATTAAGAAAACCCTTGGTCCATTGCTCAGCCCAGCCGGTGGTGGTGAAGATGGCCCTCAAGGTACAGGCGTTTCACGTTGGCGTGAATCGGTTGTTAGAGCCTTGAAAGCAAATGGAATCGAACCGACTGACTTCCGTGTGTCTAAGATTTTGGCAACCATCCAGCGTGAGTCTGGTGGTGACCCTAACGTACAAAACAATTGGGATAGTAACGCCAGAGCTGGTACACCATCAATTGGTTTGATGCAGACCATCGGTCCGACATTTAACGCTTATAAACACCCAGGACACAACAACATCCGCAACGGTTATGATAACTTGCTTGCCGCAATCAGCTACATCAAGCACCGCTATGGTACGTCAGACGCAGCCTTTAACCGTGTGGCCGCTTACGGCTACGCTAACGGTGGTCTAGTCCACAAAAACGGTGTTTACGAACTAGCTGAAGGCGATATGCCAGAATATGTCATTCCAACGGATATCGCCAAACGTGGCAGAGCGTGGCAACTACTTACTGAAGCAGTGGCCCGTTTTGCTGGGGATTCCCCACAAGGCAATCACGATAACACTTCAGACCGTGAGCGTGTGTCTATGCTTGAAAACAAGCTAGACATCATGATTGACCTACTTGGTCAGTTGGTAACCAACGGCTCTACCCCAATCGAAGTTAGAAATATCATCGATGGTAGAAGTGTGTCAAACGGTCTTGCACCATTTATGACAAAAGCAACAAACGATTACGAACGCAGACAGGCGTTGTTAGGAGGTAGCATTATTTGATAGGAATGTCAGTAATTTATGACGGTAAGAACTTAACCGAATTATTCAATGAGGGGCGAGGACGTACCGTTCCAGTGGATGTCACTAAGAACGTGGCATCTAACTTCAATAACAACTATCAAGACCAAGGGCGTAGGCGTTATGGTCAGCAATTCCTATATAGCACTTTGTCCGTCAAGCAGATTCAAGTATCGTTTACCCTCGTAGGAAACTACGACTACTTCAATACCATCGCTGAAACATTGGGCGGTTATCTCAACGTAGACAAACCGAAACCATTGATTTTTGGGGATGAACCTAACAAGGTTTGGGAAGCTATCCCGTCCGGTCAAGCGTCGCTTACCGTAGATAAGAACACCGCACCTATCACCGCAACAGTAACGGTTACATTCGATGTTCCAAAAAGTTATGGTGAGAACAAAGCACAAGCCCTAGTAAGTAGTGATGGTGAAACCAAGTACGGAAGTATTAAGAAGATTTCAACTGGACATTACAAGGTAACCTTAAAAAACTTTGGTACGGCTGAAACCTACCCAGATATTAAGCTAAAATTTAACTCAGATAATGGTTGGGTTGGGATTGTGAAAAGTTCTAGCGAAAGCTATGAGATTGGAAATCCTAATGAAGCTGATATGCAAGATGTCAAGCGGTCAGAGGTCCTTTTGGACTATCGTGATGAAGACGGCATTAGAAAAGGTTTTGCGAGTGGCTCAAAAAACAATGGTATTTTCAACGACAATAGTGCTGATTTGAACGGGACGCTAAACATTGTCGATGTATTCAATCGTCCTAACATCGCACTGACTTCAAGAGGGAATGGGAATAAATTCCTACAAGGCAGCTCGATTTCATGGGACATCCCAGTTGATTCTAGCGGTGAAAGAGGTTCGTTAAATGACTATATCTGGTGGAGACAAGTTTTTTGGTTGGGGTTGCCTAGCCAATATGGCTATCTCAAAATTTGTGTTTCCGATGACCAGGGTCGATTCCTTTACGGTGTAGAGTCGAAGAAAAAAGAAAACGGGCTAGGCTGCGATTACAACATCATGACCACTGATGGCAAAGGTAGTTATCAAATTATTGACAGTAGGCATTTTCTAGGAACGCATTTAGACGAGCACAATCCGTTTAACGCACAACGTGGATGGTCAGACATGGCACGTAGAGACGATGAATTAATTTTTTACTGGTGGGGCTCTTACTTAAAATACAAAGTGCCTATCTTAAAAGGTCGTAAGTCAGCAAAAGTTAGTGTTCTATTGTCCGGAGTTGGTCAAAGTCCGCTTGTAACTCATATGTATGTCGATAAATTCTGTTATCGCAAAGATTTCGTCAATGCTACCGAGGATATTCCTAACCGATTTGGCAAAGGCTCGGTGTTGGAAGTTGACATGTCGGAAGGCAAAACCTTTGTTGACAATCTGCCAGCGTCTAACGAGTTAACTTACTTATCTGAACCGTTTAGTATCGGCACGGGTGAAACTGAAATCGATATCTACACGTCTAGTTGGACAAGGACTGACCCAACTATTGAAATAAGCTGGAAGGAGCGTTTTGTTTAATGCAAATTTGGATACATGACAAGAACATGCGTAAGGTGTGTGCCTTGAATAACAACGTTCCTGGCATGCTGCCCTACTCTAACAGTCAATGGCACACATACCTCGAATACTCGACTAGTACGTTTGATTTCACAATTCCTAAAATTGTGAACGGAAAACTACACGATGATGTGGCTTACATCAATGATCAGATGTATGTGTCGTTTTACTACGATAATACCTATCACGTTTTCTATGTGTCGCAGTTAGTTGAAAATGATGATAGTTTCCAAGTAACATGTAACAATACCAATCTTGAATTAGCTATGGAAAGCTCACGCCCTCTTACTAGCAGCAACGGAGCTAAAAGCCTTGAGTGGTATCTTCAAAATCTCGACTTGCTAGGTTTTGCCGGTCTTGAAATTGGTATCAATGAAATTGCTGATAAAACAAGAACTATCACATTTGATTCTCAAGGCGGAACTAAACTAGAACAACTTCACAGCTTGATGAATCAATTTGATGCAGAGTTTATTTTCCGTACCGAATTAAATCGAGACGGCACTTTGAAAAAGTTTGTCATTGATATCTACCAACAACCAGACGAAAACCACCATGGTATCGGTAAGGTCAGAGGAGATGTTATTCTCTATTACCAAAACGGACTAAAAGGTGTCCAAGTTGCTAGCGACAAGACCCAACTATTCAATGCTGGGTATTTTGTGGGGCAAGAAGGAACAAACCTCGAAAGTGTTGAGTTTGAAGAAAAAAACGAGCGTGGGCAAGTAGAGTTTTATTCGAAAAAAGGAAGCCCGATGGTCTATGCTCCGCTATCTATGGAAAAATACCCATCTACATTGAAGGATAGTGACACGGATAGATGGACACGTAAGGACTTTGAAACTGAGTACAAGGATGTCAATGCGTTGAAAGGCTATGCTTTGCGCACTATCAAGCAGTATGCTTATCCACTCATGACCTACACTGTTGATATCCAATCTAGTTTTATTGAGAACTACAAGGATATTAATCTAGGTGACACCGTTAAAATCGTCAATAATAACTTTAGGGGTGGGCTGACCCTCGAAGCTCGTGTATCTGAAATGGTAATCAGTTTCGATATGCCGTTGAATAACTCGGTTGTATTTACTAATTTCAGAAAGCTAGACAATAAACCGTCTGGAAGATTGCAACAACGCATTGATGAGATTGTCTCTAAATCATTGCCATATCATGTCGAGATCACGACTACCAGCGGTACAGTTTTTAAAAACGGTGTTGGTCGTTCGACTGTTCGACCAGTCTTAAAGCAAGGCGATAGAACAGTTAACGCTACATGGCGTTTCGTGATCGATAGTGCTATTAAGTATGTGGGCATGACCTATGACATGGTGGCATCACAGATTACCCAACCAACTGCCTTGACGGTTTCAGCATGGGTTGATAATAAAGAAGTAGCTTCGGAAGAGGTTACTTTTTTAAATGTCTCCGATGGTAGAAACGGAGTTAAGGGAGATAAAGGCGACCCAGGACCAGCCGGACCTAAAGGCGATAAAGGCGACAGAGGATTGTCGGGCGAACGTGGTCTAACTGGTCCTCAAGGTTTGCAAGGCCCGAAGGGTGATCAAGGGATTCCCGGCGTTAAGGGTGCTGATGGTAAAACACAGTACACTCACATTGCCTACGCTGACACGGTTTCCGGTAGCGGTTTTAGCCAAACCGACACTGACAAGGCTTTTATCGGTATGTACCAAGATTTTAATACTACGGATAGTCGGAATCCACAAGACTATCGCTGGTCTAAATGGAAAGGTAGCGATGGCCGTGACGGTATTCCGGGCAAAGCCGGAGCAGACGGACGAACACCTTATGTCCATTTTGCTTATGCCGACAGCGCTGATGGTCGAACTGGTTTCAGTCTGACGCAAGACGGCACCAAGCGTTTTCTAGGGATATGTACTAACTTTGATAAAGCAAATAGCACTAATCCAGCTGATTACTCTTGGAATGACACGGCTGGTAGTGTCTCGGTCGGCGGTCGGAATCTCTTAAAAGGTTCGAAGGGGCCTTTTAAGCCGGACAGAAAACCAACGAATTTCGATAATAATGTTTTGTACAAAAACGAAACTTCTGTCTATTTAGAGCAAAACCAAAAGTATCTCATCAGTGCGAAATCGGACGGTAATTTTACTGCCCTGCACAACGCAAATGTTGAGAGCGACAATGTGACGCTTTGGTTGATTGATGATAAATACCAAAATTATCAGATTGTATCTGATTTAAAAACAGGTACTACAGGAACGCTGATTACTTGGGTTAAACCGACAGGAAATTATCATCTACGTGTCAACGCATATCACAAAACAGCTAGCAAGTCGGTTTGGGAAGTGAAAATCGAAAAAGGGACAGTCAAAACAGACTGGACCCCTGCGCTTGAAGATGTACAAGATGAAATTGATTCTAAGGCTGACCAAGTTTTGACACAAGCTCAACTCAACAAGCTCAACGAAGTTAATTCAGTGGTACAGGCCGAGCTTGAAGCGAAAGCATCTCTTGACACACTTAATCAATGGGTCAAAGCATACCAAGACTTTGTTAATGCAAACAATGCCAACCGGGCACAAGCTGAGAAGAATTTGGCTGATGCCAGTGCTCGTGTCGCAAAGCTAGAGAACAACCTAAATGATATGTCAGAGCGCTGGAACTTCGTCGACAGCTACATGACCTCATCAAACGAAGGGCTTGTCATTGGTAAAACCGATAACTCTAGTTCTATGCTGTTCAGCCCAAATGGACGCATTTCAATGTTCTCAGCCGGTAATGAGGTTATGTATATTTCTAAAGGTGTGATTCACATAGAGAATGGTATTTTCTCAAAAACTATCCAGATTGGTCGTTTTAGGGAAGAACAAGATTTCATTAATCTTGATAGGAATGTCATTAGATATGTGGGAGGTAGTTAATCGTGTCAGAGTTTTGGAGTAACAACGATAGAGGGTATAGGTTGAGGCTTTGGGTTGACCAAGTAAGCCAAGACGCTGTTGCAAACACTAGTCAAGTACGCTTCCAATTAGCGATTTTGAACACAGCGGCCACATTTGCAAGCTACTCTTGTAGCGCATTTATCGATTTTGACGGTGGCCGCCGGTTGAAGTGGTCAGGAAGTCCAAATGTGACCAACCAAAATTCAACTATCATGCTGATAGATGAAATTGTGGTCGTAAATCACGGGAACGGTGGGGAAAAGACCTTTGGTTTTATGGCTCGCTTCACGGGCGGCGGGGGGTACAGCCCTAATACGCTTGAAATCGGAGGGAATAGTTTTACACTGACAACTATCCCGAGAGGAAGTTCAGTGAGTGTTTCAGACGGATTCATTGGCAATCAGGTAGATATCACTATTGATAGGAAATTAGCTGGTGCCACGCACACACTACGCTATGCGTGGGGCAACAAGCAAGGTAAAATTGCTGATAATGTTGGGACATCGTTCAAGTGGACAATCCCAGCGGATTTCGCAAACGACATACCGGATGCAACAACTGGCCGATGTACTATATATGTCGATACTTATGTAGACGGCAAATTGATTCAGACGCAGTCAACAACACTAACAGCAAGCGTTGTTACAAACAACATAAAACCCTCATTCACTGGATTTACTTTGACAGACACAAATCCAACGACTCAAAGGATAATTCCGGAGCCAACACATTTCGTGTCCATAATGTCGCTTGTGAAAGTCGCCTTCAACGGAGCGCAAGCAAAGAATGGGGCTACAATAGCTGGGTACTACGCTGAAATTGTTGGCGCTAGCAATTCTGTTTCAACGAACGGTGGGGTATTCCGTGAGGTCGCTGTAAACAAAGACACTCAAATGACCTTGAGAGGGAGAGTTCAAGACTCTCGTGGGATTTGGTCTGATTGGAAAGAGGTCAAAATAACATTTTTATTCTATTTTAGCCCAACACTGAAATTTGAGGTTGCCAGAAGTGGCTCGAAGTCAGATACACTAACCATCAAGAGATTTGCTAAAATAGCGCCACTAAGTGTGAATGGCGTTCAAAAAAATACCATGAAGCTGACTTTTACAACAACAAAAGTTGGAACTAGCAATGTTGTAGCAGATAATGGGTCGGCCGGCGGTGAATGGTCAAGCATTTCTGAATTTAAGGCATCTAATGCTAATTTGGGCAAAGAATATCCCGCAGATACCTCATTCATAGTCACAGGCAAACTAGAGGATAGATTTTCGCCCTCGGAATTTCAAGCTACAGTGCCGACCGATAAAATTATCGTGACCTATGATCAACAAGGCGTTGGTATTGGTAAATACCGTGAAAACGGGGCGCTTGATGTCAATGGATTGATTTATTCGGGCTCGAAAACAATTCAGCATCACAAGCTTACAGAAGTTCGAGGTGCTGCGATTATTGAATATAACAACACGAATCTTGACGATTACAGAACGACAGGGTTCTTCTCAATAATGAGCACGATGAAGAACTACCCTATCAGCAAGCCTAAGCCTACAGAACAAGTAGGACTCTTAGAAGTAATAGAAGGTCTGGGTGGTATTCATCAATCGCTGACAACAGGTTCTGGTAGGTTCTTCAAGCGCACTCTGACGCAGAACACAGTTGGAAATTGGGTTGAGTTTGTGCAAGCCAACCAACCCGTTGTAAAAAAAGAAATCCCGATAGGTTTCGATGTAAAAGCGAATGTAGTACGACTTGGAAACTTAGTAACCTTCAGCTTAATCAGAGGTATCCACTCTGCTGTCGAGGGAGAGCACAGAGAATTGAATGAGAAAATCCCAAATGGGTTCAAACCTTGCGTGCAAACGCACTTGGTCGTTAATAAAAACAATTTTAACGAACACAAAGGATGTGCAGTGTGGCACCTTGAACCCGATGGGAGCATGTATTTTTCAAACCAAAGCTCTGAAAATGCAGTCTACACAGGGACAGTCACTTACATAACCGAAGACGAATATCCATCAATTGAAGATAATTAAGAAAGGAAAACAATCATGTCATTAAAAATTACAAAACAACGCACAATCAATGCAGAATTTAACGTTGAAGAAGAAGGAGCTACAGTTCTGGTTAAACAGACTTACATCAGCATTGACGAAAATGCAGTATCTAGCGTCCAAGAAAATCTTCTTAACGCTGATCTCTACGCAAAACACCGTCAAGAGATGCGTACAGACGAACGTGCATTGCGTGACTTGCGTTACAAAGTAGAAGATGAAATCTTGGCGGATACTACACAGGCGTAAAGCGTTTAAAAATGGGGGTTAAATAAATGTTTTAAGGAGCATTAAATGCACAAACCAGATGGCATCTTTGGCGTGTTTGAAGTCGTCAAAGATTTCTACGAGCATGGCATAGACGAACACCTTTGGGTGTTCCTGCTTATGCTTGTTATCGTTGCTGATATCGTGTTGGGTGTTTCAAGGTCATGGGCTTTTCATGAGTTTTCAAGCCGTAGGTTTCGAAAAGGATTGGTCAGCCACACGGCTATGCTAATTATCGTAACAGTGTCTTATCCGTTTATGGTTTTTATGAATCTAGGCGGTGCTATGGATGCTTTTATTTTCGCCATGCTATCAGCATACGGGGCTAGTATTCTTGCTAGCTTATCGGCTCTAGGGGTTGAAATTCCCTTTATTGACAGATTTGTCAAGAAAAATATTGATAAGGATAAATTTAACTTAATTGAGGAGGAAGAAGAAAATGATTAACTTTAAACTACGTCTACAAAACAAAGCTACCCTAGTAGCTCTTATCTCAGCAATCTTTTTGATGTTGCAACAATTCGGACTTGAGATTCCACACAATATCCAAGAGGGTGTGAATACATTCGTTGTGATCTTGGTAATCTTGGGTATTGTCACAGACCCTACTACTAAAGGTCTTGGAGATAGCGAGCAAGCCTTGGGCTACCACGAACCAAAACAAGATTAACTGAACAAAGGAGACATTAACAATGAGTAAAATTGAATCAAGTATTGCACGTATGCACCATCTACAATCAATCCCAGTACATTACGACATGGATGACCGTTACGGAAACGACGCTGACGGCGACGGACGCATTGAATTTGACTGCTCGTCAGCGGTAAGCTATGCACTCGAAATCAACTTAAATAACAACACAGAATCACTTCAACAAGCACTACCAGCAATTGGCTATGCGAAGATTTACGATGCCGTAGACGGCACATTCGATGGGCAGCGTGGAGATGTGGTAATTTGGGCACCTCGTGACGGTTCAAGCTCGCTCGGTGCATTTGGCCACGTATTGATTATGACTAGTGATAGCACAGCTATCCATTGCAACTACGGCATGGACGGTGTGACTGAAAATGATTATAATTACATTTGGGATCTCAATGGTCGCCCTCGTGAAATCGTATTCCGTGAGAGTGGAACACCTCTTCCAGCACCAGCCCAAAGCGAATTTGAGCGTGAATTAGATGTTAATACCCGCTTAGAGAAGTCAGACAAGCCTTATTATGAAGGCACTCTTACCACTGACTACTACGTTGAAGCTGGTCCTCGAATCGACAGCCAAGACAAGGAATTTCTTCCAGCAGGAACAAGAGTCCGTGTTTACGAGAAACTAAACGGCTGGTCTCGAATCAACCATCCTGACAGTGCGCAATGGGTTGAAGACCAGTATTTGGACGATTGCACAGATATGTAA